AAAGGATTAAGGGAAGCGGCCTCGGATTTATTGGACTGCTATGTCAGTCTCGCAAACAGCGGCGACGCCGGCCATTCGGAACCAGAGGAAGATTCCGTCGTCATCGCCATGCGAAAAGCCCTCACCATCGACGCCAACTCCGAGCGAACCTTTCTAATAAACCTTCTCGAATCCGCCATTAAAACCATTTATTTCTGCATCGCGCACGACCGCTCGAAGATGCTTTCCATCAATCAAGCCATGAATGGAAAAATGCCGCGGATGGGAACCCGCTTCCTAACGCCGAAGGAGGCCGGCCTACGATTCCTTAAACAACTACGAACCATCACCAAGGAGAAAAAACCGAATGAATATCCCAACACCATCGAACCCGCAAACGTCGGAGAGGCAGTCGCCGAAGGGGAAAAAAGTCCCGCAGAGTAAACAGGTCGAAGTCCTTCTCGACCAACTGAACAAGGCCGGATCGCTTAACGCCACGCAGGCGCGTGACCTGGCCTCGATGACGGCGCGCGCGAACAAGGCCGAAGACACCCTCCGCGCATTGGTCCGCCTCGTCAACATCACCCGATAAAAAAGAACCACCACCAGGGAGACACCATGAAGAAGAAGCCACGCAAGCGGCCGCCCAGGAAAGGCGAAGGCCGGAAACCGGGATGGAAGCCGGCAGAACACGGAGCCAACCCTGGCGGACGGCCGAAGATTTGGACCGACTACAAACTGGAAGAACTCGGCGACGACCTCGTCGAATGGGCCCAAGACCCGGCCTCCCTTTTCCTCGAATCATGGTGCAAACTCCGGCGGACATACCCGCAACGCCTGACCGAATGGGCGAAGTCGAGCAGTAAGTTTGCGGAATCTTTGAAGGTGGCGAAGACTGCCATCGCGTCCAACATCGCGGAGAAGACCGCACTCGAAGGAATGCCGACCTCTTTCGGAATCTTCGCCTTGAAGCAACACGAATGGACCGACCGCCACGAACACACCGGAGCCGGAGGCGGGAACCTCTTCCCGGCGGACAACCCGACGAAGGACGAGAAGCGGATTCGCGCCATCGCGGCAAAGCGCGTACTCGATGCCCTCGGCGACGCGTGAAATAGATTCCGACGACCTTCTCGCCTTGGAAGCGGAAGCGCGCGCCGCGGCCAGGGAAACGATTCTCCCTTTCGTCGTTCACACTTACCCGGACCCTTGGGGCTATCGAGTCAACTGGCATCACCGCGTCCTCGCGAAGCACCTGGACCGATTCGTCCGCGGGGAATGCAAGCGGCTCATTCTGGCTCTACCACCACGGAGCGGAAAAAGCGAACTCGTCAGCGTCGGCCTGCCGGCCTTTATCTTCGGCCGCGACCCATCGGCGAAGGTGATTTCAGTCAGTCACACCGACGACCTCTCGAAGCGGTTCTCCCGTCGCCTGCAACGAATCATCCGGAGCCCGAAATACCAGGGGCTCTTTCCGAAGGTGAAACTCAGGGACGACGCCTCCGAAGAAGAACGCGCGGCCGGCACCTGGAAATTGACAGAGAATCAATTCGACATCGTCGGCTACGGCGACTCCTACAAATGCTCCGGAGCGATGGGCGGAATAGCAGGCTACGGCGGAAACTTTCTTCTCTGCGATGACCTTTACAAGTCCAGGAAGGACGCGCAATCACCAACGATTCGCCGGCAGATTTGGGAATGGTTCACTGGCGATTTGCAGTATCGCCTCGAAGGCGACGGCGGAATCCTAATCGTCGCGCACAGGCACCACGAAGACGACCTCTCCGGCACCTTGATCAAACTCATGGACTCCGAGGAAGACGCGGAGAAGTGGGAATACGTCAGCCTCCCCGCGCGCATGGACGACGAGCCGCAGAACGAAGACGACCCGCGCGAACCCAAAAGCGGCGATCCGCTCTGGCCCTGGTTATGGGCCGGCAAAAAAGACGGACTCACCGCGGAGGAAATGAGAGAGAAATCCCTTCTCCGCCTCCGACGCCTGGAAGTGGCGGACGTCTTCTCTTTCCAATCCCTTTATCAACAGAACCCGTCAGCCAGGACCGGCGACTTCTTCAAGGTGGAGAGAATCGAAATCGTCGGAGCCGCCTCGGCCGATGCAGTGATGACGATCAGGGCATGGGACAAGGCCGGCACCGAAGACGGAGGCAAGCGAACCGCCGGCGTGAAAATGTCGTTGTTATCGAATGGGAAAATCTGCGTCGAGAACGTGACGAAGGGACAATGGTCGAGCCTGCGCCGCGAAGAGACAATCCTGGACTGCGCCAGGAGCGACGGAAAATCCGTAACAATCAAAATCGAACAGGAGCCAGGGTCCGGAGGAAAGGAGTCCGCGGAAGCGTCCGTCCGCAAACTCATGGGATTTTCCGTCAAACTCGACAGACCAACAGGAGACAAGGCCACGCGCGCGGAGCCCTTCGCCTCCCAGGTCGAAGCCGGCAACGTGGAAATCATCGAGGCAGATTGGAATCGCGACTTCAAAGAGGAATTACGGCATTTTCCCTTCGGAACCTATGCCGACCAGGTGGACGCCTCGGCGATGGCTTTCAATTTTCTAGCTATTGCCAAAGACAAGCCGAAGACAACGGAGACGCCAAGATACCGGCCAATGAAAAAGAAATGGAATTTGAGGTAACTCATGGCATACATCGAGCCCGATAAACTCGAAGACGCGCGCGAAGACAACGAGGCGCGGCCGAAATTCAACGAGAAAGAACTTCTCGAAGAAGCCCTCGGCAATTTCGAAACCGACTACTCCGATCAATCCGATGAAATCGACAAGGCGAAGGCAGACGTCGAATTCATTGACATGGACCCCTGGGAAGGGGAGAAGCGCGACCCGAACATTCCCTCCCTGAACCTTCCACAACTCCCGCAATTTGTCCACCGCATTGTAAACTCCTTCCGCTCGAACGTGCAGGAGGCGAAGATTCTCCCGGTGGATAATCACGCCGACATCGAGACGGCCGCGGCCCTGCAAGGGTATTGGCGGCACGTCGAACAGCGAAGCCGCGCGAAAATGGTGTACTCCCATGCCCTAATGCAGGCGGTCAAGTCCGGCATGGGATGGATGCGTGTCTTCTACGACTACATCAACGAAGAATCCTTCGACATGGATTTGACCATCGAGCGCGTCGTGAACCGATTCAACGTCCTGCCAGGGCCGGCCATGCGCCAAGACTTTTCCGATATGACGCGATTCTATGTCACCGAACTCATCTCCGAGGAAATGTTCTCCCATCAATACCCTGCCGCGGCAGACACTTTCGCATTGAAGCAGAACGCAGAATACGCAAATTGGTTTTCCGCGGGAGGGATCAGCGTCCGGCAATACTGGCGAATGAATGAAACCGACGACGAACTCTGGCTCCTGTCCAATGGCATGAAGATTTTCAAGTCCGTTCTCCCGGAAAAGGATTTGAATGCGCGGAAACTTTTCGTCCTGAAACGCCGCAAAGTCAAGCGTCCGGAGTGGCAGTGGTTCAAAATCGCCGCCGGCGACGTCCTTAAATCCCGAATCTGGCTCGGCCGGCATCCGCCCTATGTTCCGATTCTCGGGAATGAAAAAGTCCTACCCGACGGCCGCATTCTCTACACCGGCATTCCGCGGGAAGGCAAAGACGGACAAATCCTTTACAATTACGCCGCCAGTGTAGAGGCTCAAATCCTGCAACGCCACAGCAAGCGGCGCGTCATCCATGCCGTCGGCCAACTCGAAGGCCTCGCGCATATTTGGGCGGACGAAGACGCCGACGACTTACCCTACAATCCGATCAGCATCGACGGCGTCGTCGTCGCGGCTCCGCGGTACGAAGAACTCCCCATCGTCCCGACGGGCCTTGTCAACTTGAAGAACTCGGCGCGGAGTGACATCATGGCGGCTCTCGGAGTGTACCAGGACAGCCTCGGCGCGCCGTCGAACGCGCAGAGCGGAATCGCCATCCGGCGCCGGCAGGCGGAGGGCCGCGAATCTTATTTCCATTATCTCGACAACGCCGACATCGGCATCGAGGCCTTGTGCCGCGCCGGCATCGACCTGGCGCGCAAGACCATCACGAAGGAAACCATCCGGAGAACTCTCGACGAAGAAGGGAAGCAGACATTCGTCACCTTCAACAAGAAGATCACCGACCCCGCCGGCGACCATGTTCTCTTCGACCTCTCCGTCGGTGAATTCGACATCAGGCTTTCGAGCGGCCCGTCATTCGTTAACCAACAGCAGGAAACCCTCGAACTTATTCTCGGCATCGGTGAAAAGATTCCAGGCGCGGCAGTGGTGGGACCGGACATCCTCGTCTCTCTCGCCGCCGGCCATCGCCAGGAATTGAAAGACCTCGCCGCGCGCCTACGCTTGACAATCGACCCGAGATTCCTCGCGGCCACGGACACGAAGAACGCGGAGCAGGCGATCAGCGTCCTGCAAAATGCCATGCAGTCGGAAATGGCGAAGTCGAAGACCCTTGCCGAAGCCGTGGACGCATTGACGCAGGAACTTATCAAGGCGAAGGACATAAATCTTATCGAGAACGCGAAAATCGAGAAGGACAAATACGTCGCCGACCTCAAATCGAAAACGGATTTACAACTCGAAGAAATGAAACTCGGCCTCGTCGGCAAGGACGAAATCGAAGCCGAAATCGAAAAACTGAACCAGGAACTTTACCAGGCCGACGCGTCTCTGGAACAGCGCGGCATCGCCGCGGCGCAAACGCCTCCCGGAGCCGACGAAATGATGTCAATGCTCTCGGGCATGGGCGGACCCGGAGCCCAGGGAGTGCCAGGAGCCCCGGCCGAAGGAATGGAACCGCCTGGGGAAGAAGTCATCGAAGACGTCGAAGAACCACAGCCGCCAGAGGCCTCGCCGGAACTACCCGTCGAGGAAGAGGTACCGGAAGAACCACCGCCTGCGCCGGAGGCATAGGAGAACCACAACATGAGCGACACGAACACCCTCGCCGATGCAGGCGGCGCGCCGGCCGCGACCAAACTCAGCCCGTCCGAAATTCCGATGGAGCCTCGCGGCCCCGCGGCGCAAGAAGAACCCGCAGAAGGCGGCGACAAATCTCCGCGGCAAATCCGTGAAGAGAAGCGGAAGAAAAGCGGCAGAGACAACGGCCTCGAACGCGCGTTCAAATTAATCGGAGAGCAAGGCCACGTCCTCTCAGAAATCAAACAGACGCTCGGCACTCTCGCGTCCACGAACAAAGCGACCTCGGATGCGTCCGATGTCCGGCCCTTGCGCGAAGAATTCAACACCGACGACGAACACCTGGACGCCCTCGGTGATTGGCGAAATCGTGACAAGGCGCGCAAAGCCGACACTGCACAAAGAGCCGCGGCCGCAGTCGAAGCGGAAAAATCCGGAGCAAATAAATCGAAGGATGACCGCTCCGGCGCGGAACGCCTTGCAGAATTGACCGGGACGAGTATAGATTTGGCGCAGGACTTCATCGAGCAACAGGCCGAAGCGAGACTGCGGCACAAAGACTTTGACGAACTTGTGAACAACAAGAACATCAAACTCTCCGCTCCGGTTGCCAGGTTGCTCGTCGATTCTGAATACGGGGCAGAGATTCAACGCCTTCTCTGCAAAAACCCTGAAGAGGCGGAGCGAGTGTCGGCGATAACGTCCATCAGGGCTTTATCGGCGGAATTCGACAAACTCGAAAAACAAGTGCAAGAAGGTGGCGACGAGGAAGAATCTTCGCCTGGGAACGCGCCGAAATCCCGAGAGCCAATAGACCGGCCCTCGACGGCAAGAACCCATTTCCGAGTGCCGGACGATAAAAAGTCCGACGCGGAATACTTTCGAAATCACTTTGCGGAACAACGCCGCAAACGCGCCGCTCGGCAATAGGGCCGGACGGGGCAGGCGGTAAAAAGTATCGAAAGGCCTCATGGCAAATACCCTACTTTCACTCTCGCCGAAAGGCATTGCCCGTCAAGTCCTCGCGCGCGTCGCCGCGAATACGTCCGTCGCCGGTTGCGTTAACCGCCAGTACGCGAATGAATTCGGCGTCGGCAAAACGCCCCGGATCGGCCAGACCATCCGCGTCGAAAAGCCGACGATCTACCGCACCACGCAGAACAACGATCCGGACGTGACCGGCGCCATCATGGACACGCAGGAAACCTCCGTGGACGTGACAGTCGATCAATTCGTTTCCGTCGTGACCTCCTTCGACGACTTCGAACACGCCCTGACCCTCTCTCCCGAGGAATCGGCGCGCGAATTCACGGATGCCGCGGCCGACGCCATCGTGAACGAACTCGACGTCCGCCTGTCCCGTTTCGGTGCCTTGATTTTCCCCAATGCAACCGGCGTCGCGGGACAAACTCCCGATGACTACGATGCAGTGGCGGCTCCGGGCGAAATCTTGACGCGTTTCGGCGCGCCGAAGAACGACCGGCACCTCATCATCGACCCGAAGGCGAATCGGTTCTTGTCCTCGACGTTCCAGGCCGGATTCAACCCGACGAACCAACTCGGAGAAATCTTCCGCGAAGGCCTCGTCTCCCGGACCTCCGGATTCGACGTTTACGAAGACCGCAACATCGCGACCCATCAGGACCAGGCCTTAACGGCGGGAGTGTCGATCAACGGAGGCGCACAAGTCGGCTCCACGATCAACATGACCTTCGGCGCGGCCACGGAAGGTTACAACCGCGGCGCGGTGCTGAACTTCGCCGGCGTTTTCTCGGTGGACCGGCTCTCCGGTCAGAACACCGGGGAATTGCAGGACTTTGTCGTCGAGGCAACGATTAACGCAGTCGCAGGCGCGGCCGCTGTCGTTGTTTTCCCGGCAATCGTCGTGACCGGCCCCTATGCCACGACGAACGCTTCTCCGGCGAACGGCGCGGCCGTCACGTTGAAGACCGCCGGTGCAGTGGTGGCGACTCCCGTCCTCGGACGGCAGAACCTCGCCATCCATCGCGATGCGATGGGCCTGGTGATGGTGCAGTTGCCGAAGTACAACGGGCAGGACATTTGCGAAGTCGTCAGCTACATGGGATACTCCATGCGGCTCTGGCGCGACGTCGATGTGAAGACGACCGAAGCGATCATCCGCATGGACATGATGTTCGGGATGGCCGGATTCTATCGTCGGATGGGATGCCGCGTCCTCGGGTAATTCCGAAGGCGATTGAAAAACTGGGGCAGTGGGAAATGTCTCCCTGGTGGTGGTTCTCCGTGGATTTGGCGGAGTACCACTGCCCCTTTTTTTTATCTATGATTTCCCGCAGTCCGTAATGGACAGAAGGAGAACCACAACATGAAAGCATTCACTCCCGTTACCATGCACCTCTACAACGAGGGCGAATACATCCGCACCAAGGAAGCGAGGTCGGAGAAGGAATTCAATCAGATGGTTCTCAACGGCTACATCATCAAGCCGGAGACAACCGAATTTCCAAAGATGCTTTACAAGCGCGTCGGGGGAGTCACGAAAGAGAAAATCGTCGCCGACAAGAACGCGGAGGCGGAAGCGCGGAAAGCCGGCTTTACCGAGAACTACAAACTCACCGCGTCGGAAGACGCCGCCACGACCACGACCACGACCGGCAAAGGGAACGAAAAGACCGCCAAAAAATAGCGAGGGCTCATGCTGACATCGGCATTCGATATTATCACCGACGCGATGCGCGAATGCGGCGCGCTCGGTGCCGTTGATCAGCCTGACGGGAACGACGCGCGCGACGGCGTCCGCAAACTGAACGACATCCTCGAAGACGCGACGCTGAACAGGATGATGACGCCGGCTCTCTTGGAGCAGTCGTTGACCTGGCCGGCTTTCGCGTCGTCTCGGGGCATCGGCGAAGTGACACCTCTCCCGCCCAATACCTACAACCTTCCGCGGCCGATGCGAATCGAAGAGGCCTCCTACATCAATCCGGGAAGCACGTCAGAAATAAAACTGAAAGTCCTACAACAGGACGAATTCATAAAAATCAGGGATAAAGAAAATCAAGGGACTCCGCGGTATCTCTATTACCGGCCCGACTTTCCGCAGGGAACGATTTTTCTCACCAATGTCCCGGTGCAGACCATTACCTTAAAAATATGGTACGTCCGCGCCTTCGCACTCTTCGCGAACCCGCAGACGCAAATCCAACTCCTGCCAGGGTATCGTCGATGGCTCAAGTACACTCTCGCCGTGGAAATGTCTCCGCAGTGGACGCGCAGGGAAGCGAGTCCAACACTTCAACGCCTCGCGCAAAAGTCGATGGCGAACATCAAGCACCAAAACATCCAGGCCTTGCACTTGCCGCAAGACCCGAATTTCCCGACGCAACTCACGCAAAGGGCCGGCGCGCTCTCCGCAGATGTCCGCCTCGGCGATGACCTTTGAAGTACGTCGATTTCCCATTTATCGGTGAGGCCTACAAGTCCAAGGTCAAACGCCTGGACGCGCAGACTTGCGTCAATCTTTATTACGAGCGCGGCGGAGCATCGAGCAAGGCATCGGGAATGCTTCTCGGGACGCCGGGAACCATCCTCGAAGTCGATCTCGGTGCCGGCCCCGGCCGCGCGCTCTACTCGACATCGACCGGCCGGTGTTTTGCCGTTATTTATAACACTCTTTTCGAGGTTTTCAGTGATGGGACATCCATCGACCGCGGAACACTCGAAACGACCGAAGGCCTCGTCGATGTAGTGGACAACGGGGCGCAGTTAATGATTGTGGACGGGGTGAGGGGCTATCTTTTCTTCCTGACCGATATGCCGGCGAACATTCCCGGCGCGCCATTGCCTAATAATTCGGGAGATTTTATTCAAATCACCGGAATTAATCCGGGCGGAGTAGCTTTCCCCAACGGGACGAACTCGCTCACCTATGCCGACGGGTATTTCGTTGTTTTGAAACCTGGACCCGTAGGCTCCGGCCTCTTCGCGATTTCCGATTCCCTGGACGGCCGAGTATGGGACGGCCTGGAATTCGGAACCGCGGAAGCGAGTCCGGACAAGAACAAAGCCATCCGCGCCGTCGGCCGGCACCTGGTTACACTCGGGACAAAGTCGAAGGAGCATTTCTACAACTCCGGCGACGTTGCCTTCCCTTACGACCGCGTCGAAGGTGGATTCTTCGAAGTGGGCGCGCTCACGCGCGAATCCGCGGCCGTTCTCCGGAGTCAGCTATATTGGCTCGGGTC